AGTGGCGGTAGCGGTGGCGGCGGCGGCGCTTTTTACGAAAAGTTTTTCTATGCCAGTGAACTAGCATCCACTGTTTCTGTCACGATTGGTGCGGCTGGAACTGGCGGGGCTTCTGCGACAGTAGGTGTTGCTGGTGGACAAACATCCTTCGGAACTCTTGTAACTGCTAATGGTGGTACTGGTGGTGCATTTGGAGGTTCAACTGGTGGCAGCGCCCAAGGGATAACATCCAGTACATCGGCGAATGTAGGGCTTCTGGCTGGCGTGGGCGGTAGTAGCCTAAGCTATTACGGCGGAGGCGGGTCTTCTACCTTAGGCTCTACAGGTTCGCAATCTATCTTGGGTGGCGGTGGCGGTGGCGGTAGCGGGTGGGAAAGCAGCGGAAACGTATTGTTTGCAGGCGGGCTTGGGGGCCAGTCAGGGCTTGCAACTGGCGTAGGTTCTGCCGGAACATCGTCTGCTGGCGCACCAACGGCTGGTGGCGCGGCTACGTCTGCGGGATGTGGCGGCGGCGGTGGTGGTTCAGCACAAACAACAAATGGCGGCGCTGGCGGTGCGGGTGCATTCCCCGGTGGCGGTGGTGGTGCAGGTGGGACCACACGCACGGGCTTTTCTGGTGGCGCTGGTGGCGCTGGTGCAGCAGGATATTGTGAGGTTTACACATGGTAAGCAATTATGGCGTGATCGAAGATGGCGTTGTCGTTAATGCTGTCTTAGCAGAAGCAGACTTTGCGGCAGAGCAGGGTTGGGTTTTGCTGCCAGATGGCGTAGGTCCGAATTGGCTTTACGATGGCTCGACGTTCAGCGAGCCTCCGCCTTACGCGCCGTCACAGCAAGAGCAAGAAGCCCAGCGTTCAGCAGCCTATACCAAGGAAGCCGACCCGCTGTTCTTCAAAGCCCAGCGCGGCGAAGCAACTGTTGAAGAATGGCAAGCCAAGGTCGCAGAGATCAAGGCCCGCTTTCCCTATCCAGAGGCATAAAGCATGGAACTTCTGGATGTAATCCAAGCCACCATGCAATGGATCGTCGCGCCGATATTGGCTGGCGTTTTATTCATGTATCGGACCCAGCAAACCCACGCGACCCAGATCGCCGTGCTGCAAGCTGTGCATGAGTCCAACAAGGAAGCCCACGATAAAGAGTTCAAAGAGATGCGCGAAAACTTCCGCCGCATCTTCGAGAAGCTGGACACAATCGAAGGTGTGCTGAGAAAATGAAACTGAAGCCAGACAAAGATCAGGTCATAGTGATCTGCATTATTGTTCTGGGCTTTTTGCTTGCCGCTGCCATCGCACATCCACAGACTGTTCCTGACGTGCAATGCCCCGAAGGCTACATCTGCACTTGGTCAGGCTCTGACGGCTCTGTGAACACTACAGGCGAGATGACCACCACTGTGATTTCGCCCCCGCCAACGGCGGTTTCGCCACAGTTCAGCGCGGGCAACGGAAACGATCTCTGCACAGTTGGCATCGCTGGTGCAGTGCAGACGCAAATCCTTGGCCTGTCCGCTGGCAAGACTGTCAGAGACATGAACTGCGAAATGCTGAAAAACGCTAAAGCCCTTTACGATATGGGCATGAAGGTCGCCGCAGTTTCAACCATGTGCCAAGATGAACGGGTTTTCCAATCCATGCTCGATGCTGGCACACCATGCCCCTACGATGGCATGATCGGCGAGGAAGCCAAGGCGGCGTGGGAAGCCGACCCAGACCGCGCAGAAGGCAACCAGAAGGGGCGCATTGATGGTAAAACAAAGATGGGCATTGGCGCTTTGCTTGGCGTCTTGGGCCTCCTTATCGCACTCTGACCCCTACACCTACGGCACAAGCGGAAACGCTGCATCCAGTGGCATAACGTGGGACATGGTGAACATCATGCCAGATGTGGTTGGCCTAGATGTCACTGGCGTTTACTACCGCTACACCATCGGCAAGGACCCAGCCGCAGATGCCTTGGTCCATGTGCAAAACGAAAACGCGTTGGGCAGCGGTTACATTTTTCGTGAGACAGATGATTGGTCTGGCCTTGCTGGCAACACCATCACCAGAGGCATTCCAGTTTCTAACATCCCATTGGAGTATTGGGGCATCGGCTCAATTGAGGTCGAAGGCGAAGGCACGATTTCGGATGCGTCTGTGATCTATGCCTATCGTGTTGACCAATGCGCCAACCCGCAATCTAGCCCATCATGCGATGGCTATCTTGCGCCAACACCGCCCGTGACTGTCGAAGAACAGGCAAGCTATGATGCCTTGGAAGATGACGCATACCGCATCGCAACCCAGAAAACTGATCAAGAATACAAAGACGAAGAAGCAGCCAAAGAAGATCAAAGCGATGACAAAGAACGCAAAGCAAGGCTAGAGCGTGGCCTAGCTGCATCCAAGAATGCGCTGGCTTTAGCCAATGGCATTTCGCAGGATGCTATTCTGGCTGCGATGGGTTATACTGCTGGTGTGGATGCCTATTATGCCGCCAGCATAGACGGCGGCTCTTACGCGGATGCACCTATGCTGGTCGATGGCAAACTGCCAGAAAACCGCCGTGGGCTGCGGAATGGCCTAGCGCAGCAAGTGCTGCATGAGCAGATGATTGATCTGCAATATCAGTAAGGACGTTGACATGAAACATCTTGCAATCATTGCACTGGCCTTGCTGCCGCAAATCGCGCTGGCTGATAACGTCCAGATCGAAGGCAATGTTCAGGCCAAGTGCATCATCCGCACCGACCGCACAGGCGTCTATGGCAACCCTACGCCAAGCAAACTGAGTGCCAGCCCTGCTGATGGCGGTGTTACGCCAAGCATCCGATATGATGTTGCGCTGGCTGGCTATTACATTGCCCGCATCACGCATCCCACAGCGTTTTCAACCAGCCCAACCTTGATTGATACTGTCACATGGACAGGCGGCACATCTGTATCAAACGTCTCTGACCCTGATATGTCGGCCTATGATGCCGACAAAGTTGAATATGATGCCACCACTGAGTTTGACCTAACCACCGCTGGCACAACCTTCTTCAAGGTCGATTCAACCGCCGAATATGGATTCAACAAAGCCTTTCCTGCGGGAACCTATCGCGCCATCATTCAAGCTGAGTGCATCGCAAAATGATACGGATGGCATCAGCGTTGATCTTTATGTCAACTGCGGTTGCGGCGCATGAGATGACGCCAGCTTATCCAAAGCTGCATTCATCTTCTGTGCCAGAAATCATGCAAGCTGATCTATCGCTGTTTAATGCGCGTGACGATGTTGAATATTTTGCTGTCGGCGTGTTTGATGCAAAATGGCAACCTATTGCCTTCGCATCGGCACAGCGTGTGATGCACGTTCCATCAGGGGCCAGAAAAGCCTTTGAAATCTATATTAGGCAAACCGATGTGCAGCGTGTGGTTTACGTCTGCACCACATCCATGCTGCGGGCTGGGCAAGAAGATAACGCCATCGTTTCATCGCGCATCTGTTCGCGTCTGGATGGTGAAAAGGCATGAAGCGGCTGGCTGTCATCTTAGCCATGCTTGGCGGCGCAGCACAGGCTGACAGCAGTTCTTTGGCTTTGCAGTTGCCTTCATCGCCTATGACGTATCAAAGCGACAGCTTCCGTGCTGGTGAACTTGATTGCAGCATGGCTATCGGCGGTTCCACAAACTTAGAAATGGGCGTCATGGGTGGCGTCAACAATTTAGGTGGAAGCAACCTATCACCACAGACAAAAGACATCGGCCTGTTCGCCCGCATCGTCATCCCGCTGAATGCGCCAAAATCGCGGATCGACTGCAACCAACTTTATCTTTTGGAATTGCAACAACGGCGGTTGGAAATTCAGCAACTTCAAGAAGAACTTGATGCGATGAAGGCATTGCAAGATGAACAGATGAGTTTTGAGCAATGACAACCGAACGCGACCTTGGCGAAGCACTGGATGGGATCGACGGCCTGAAGGATAAGGCTTTCTCTATCCTTGGCATCCGCATGACACCAGCAACCATTGCTGCCGCTGTGGCAATGTTGTCAACCATCTGCGGCACACTTTACGGCGGCTTTGTCATGTATCAAAAGGTTGAGGCTGTCGCTGGCATGGACCTTGGCGCGTATCAGCAACAGATGGAAGTGATGGATGCCAAGGTGCAGGAAGCCTTGGACTATGCCCGCGACATCAAGAACGGGCTAAAGGATGACATCATCCAACTTGAAAAACAGGTTGATCGGGCGGAAGATGCCGTAAGAACCAATGAGGAAAAGGTTAGAACGCTGATCGACGATGCCGAAAAGCGTTTTGAAACACGGCGCGACCAACTCAGAATGTCGCAAGATCAAGATATGAAAGAGTTGGAAGACAGGCTAAACGGCAAACTGCAACGCGCCTTAGATAACCCACTGGCGCAATAAGGATGATGATATGAAAGAAAAACTGTTTTGGCTGGTCTTTGCCTGTGCCATCGTTGCCATCTTCGTGATCAGCAAGGATGGCTTCTATCGTTATCCCTGCATGGACCCACAAAATTGGACTGCACCTGAATGCCAGCCGCCGATTTGCACGGCGACAAAACAATGCCCACAAGATTTGCTAGGAGCAACAAATGGCTAAAAATGATCCTGACGAACTGGAAGCCAAGCTGCGCTATTTCATCGGCTGCGCCTTGGTTGTCATCCTTGCTGGAACAATTTTCACCATTCTCTATTCGCTGGTTTTTGTCACCCAGCCGATGGGTGAAAGCAGCGAGAATGACCGCAAGTTCTTTGAACTGCTGACACCCATTGCCAGCTTTATCGTGGGCGCACTTGGTGGCGTGATGGCTGCTGGCAACAACCGCAAACCCGAAGTTGAGGAGAAATCAGAATGATTGGGAAACTGGTAGGTGCGCTGATTGGCAAAAAGATCAAAGGCAAGATCGCGGATGCGGTGCTGGACAAGGTGGATTTGCCGCCGCAAGTGGAAGGGCTTATCAAAACCGCCGTCACGGGCGATGTGACCGATGTGATCGGCGCTGTTGCCAAAAACATTGGAAAGAAGAAAACATGACCCTGACCAAAGACAAAATCATCCACCTGTTGCATGGCAATGCAGAAGCGGCGGCATGGGCTGATGCGGCAATGGAAATCCTGCCCAAATATGAAATCAACACCCCAAATCGGATTGCTGGTTTCTTTGCCCAATGTGGTCACGAAAGCATGAACTTCACTGTGCTGTCGGAGAACCTGAATTATCGCGCCGAAACGCTGGAAAAGCTGTTCAGCAAGTATTTTTCCAAGTCTGGACGCAATGCCGCCGACTACGCAAAGCAGCCTGAAAAGATTGCCAATGTGATCTATGCCAGCCGCATGGGTAATGGTGATACAGCCTCTGGCGATGGTTATCGTTTCCGTGGGCGCGGTGTGGTCCAGCTAACAGGCCGCGACAATTACACGGCCTTTGGTCTGACGATTGGCATGATGGCAATTGATGTAATCGAATATGTGATAACCAAGAAAGGCGCGTTAGAGTCGGCTTGCTGGTATTGGAACAGCCGCAACCTCAATGCAGCTTGTGATGCCAACGACATCGTAAAGATGACCAAGCTGGTCAATGGCGGGACGATTGGCCTAGAGGATCGGCGCAAACACTATGAGGCTGCGCTGGCGGTCCTTGGCGGGGCTGTTCCCGCACCTATTACCAATGCGGCATCAATCGCTGGTGTGCTTAAAAAAGGCTCCACGGGCGAGAACGTCAAGCGGATGCAAGCTGAACTTGGCTTGGAAGCTGACGGATCGTTTGGCCCTGCCACAGAGGCTGCATTGAAAAAGTGGCAAACAGCCAACGGGCTGGCTGCTGATGGTGTTGCTGGGCCGAAGACGCTGGCTAAACTGCTTGCATGATCGCCCAGAAACAAGGAAGGCCGAAGGGCAACCTTCGGCCTTCTGCTTTTTAACTCACTGGACGCTTGGGTGGTCTTGGCGATACAACTATCTGATCCGTGTAAATACAGCGCATAACTGAGTAGCGCATTTCATGCTCACGGGCTAAGGCTATGGCTTCATCCATCAAATCGCCGCAAGTCATATAGGTTGGCACATTGTAACCAGACTGAGAGCCGTCAATCCATGTGATGAGTAGGATGGCAAGTAGTTTCATTTGTTCCCCTCCAGTTCAGCCAGCACAGCGGCGCGGCGTTCGCTATACGCTTTCTCAAGTGCCGCCCACGCGGAAACATATTTTGAGGCAGCGCGATAAGCACGATCTGATGGCGCATATTCATCGTTGACGCACAGTGCTGCAAGGAGTTCGCCAGCGGTATCAGAAAACGCTGCTTTGTGTTCTGCGTAAGCAAGCGCAACGTCTGCTTCCAGTTCCTTAATTGTTTTGCTCATTCTTTCCCCTCCAGTTCAGCCAGCAACTCTGGATCGTTGATGTGGTAAATCAGTTCCTCTGCGTCCACGCCTGTTGACAGCAAATAGCGAATGATGTCGCGAATAGTGTGGTCTTCGGTGAAGGTGATGACAGGGTTGCTATCTGTGTCTTCTGTTTTAATAGGCTTGCGCCGGACTTCACTCATGGCTCATACAACCCCTCTTTGTTGGCGTCCCACACCGCCTCAAACTCAGCGCCAAGAGGCTCTCCCTCCAGTTCAGCCAACGCAGCCTTCAATGCAGCCTCACGAATAGCGGCGGGGTCATTGACAATCTCAATGGGCGGGAACCCTTTGCGGTCATACACAGAGGCTTCGCTTTCTCCAGCATAACGGTGGGTCGGCACAGCGGGCAGGGCGCTGATAACATTGCGTAGACTTAGTTGCATTTCAGTTGGCGGATTGTCTTCGCGCAATACACAGGCATTCAGCGCATTATCGCGCTTGATCAGATCGTCACTCATTCCATTTTCTCCGCATAAACCTTGATTGCGTTTGCCACCCGCTTTTGGCTGATTTCGCTGCCGTTGACCAAAGCCTTGCCCAGATACGTCCGACCGAAGCCCAAGGCCACGCTGGCAGCGGAAATCGACGGGAAGGTAAAGCCGTTTAGGGTGATCTTCCTCTTTCGGCATTTGCCCGTGCCAACGGCGTCAATCTTGCCGCGATTGAGTGCCGAATAGATGGCATCAATTTTCACATTGTGTGCCTCTGCCGCCACTCTCGCATTGGGGTATGTCACGCCTCTAATTTTAATCAGCATTCTTTGCCTCTGCTTTTTGCTCTGCGTAAATAAAGTCGATATGTTCTTCGACCTTATCCCAAGCCTCTTGGATCGCTGGTGTGCCTTCGCTGCGGATTGCTTTGCGAAGCGCGTTGATCTGGTTGAACATCTTGATGATGGTTCGGTTTCCGTATCGGGCTGTCATTCGTCGCCATCATAAAAATCAGCTTCGTCGATGGCGTAAAACGTCCGCCGCTTGATCATGCCGCCCCGCGCCATTTCCTGCATCTTGGCAACAACAATCGTCACAGGCTTGCCAACGCTTTCAGCCACATCTTCGACAGTGGCCCGACCGCCTTCGATCAGGTCTGCCAATATCATCCTAGCCAAATCATCCTGCACCTGTGCTTGCTGCAATGGATCAATCCGAATGATGCGGATCGCCATCCAAGGCGTCTTTTCGGGATGCGTTGTGTTTTCGATCAAGATGGCATTGAAGCGTTCGCCAACCTGAATATCCAAGCTGGATGCAACTTTGGCTGGGATAAACACGGATTGATTGCCGTCAACTGTCGCTGCGAAGGCCGTGCTGGTATCCAGCCGATTGATAACCATAATCTCAGAGGTCTGCATTATCGTCTCCATTTGCCAGCGCGATTAGCTTGGCCTTACGTTGTTCACCCTGTTGAATCCTATAGCGCAGGGTGTCTATTTCCTCGCAAACCCACGCGATGGATGTCTGTGTGCCGTAGCGGGCTTGTAGGCGCACTATGTCGGCGCGATGCAGGGCAATGACCGCATTCCAATCAGCCACTGTGTAGCGGTCCAGCATGGCTTGATAGCTGGTTTCCATCACTGCCACCCCAAGCCATAGCCCAGAAACCACAAGCTGGGGATAAGGGCAAACAGGCACAAGCAGCCAATCAGGTCTTCAAGAAATTCACGCATTTGGTTTTCCTTTGGTTGAGGGTAAAGCCAGCCCCGTTGCGTGGGGCTGGTCATAAATGCTGTGCTTTAAACCAGCCAAGTGAGGCCAAAATTAGTGACAGGAACGTCATCCCATTCCATAATGTCGGCAAGTTCCCAACCTGACGGCATTGCCCCGTTGCTGCGAACAGCCTTGATACGGATTGTGCCGCCAAAGCTAACAGCGTCAGACGTTGCGCGGTATGTGTGTCCACGCAATGTAAAGAGTTCGTTAGCGAGAATATTTGAAAGCATGGTCATTGCAGTCTCCTTGTTTGCTTGTTCGTGATACCAACTTATGCGTTAACGCACACTATGTCAAGCACAAAATTATGCGTTGACGCAAATAATTTCGGTTGACCATATCTGCGCCGCCGCATAAGGTCGCCCGACACGATAGGAGTGCAACCCATGATCTATACTGTCGATGAACTGAAAAAGATCATCCCAAACCAGATCGCCGATGCTGCGCGATTCTGCGGCATGAGTTACTCAACCATGTGGCGGATTTTCAACGACAACCAAGACCCCAAGGAAAGCACGTTGATCGCCCTGACCAAATATGTGGAGAAATTCAATGAACCGCTCTGAGATTTTGGACACGGCTAAGCGATACGTCACCCAAGATCGTGCTGCCCAGCATGGCGATGCTGAACGCGGATTTAGCCTGATCGCCACATACTGGTCAGCCCATCTGGATGCAGATGTGTCAGCCAGTGATGTTGCCGTGATGATGACCCTGTTAAAGCTGGCCCGCATAAAGGCAAACCCAGACAACATGGATTCGTGGATCGACGGCTGCGGCTATCTGGCCTGTGGCGGTGAGATAGCATCGGGTGATGTATGACCCGCCTGATCGGCATAGACCTTGGAAAACAAGGCGCATTCGCGGTTATTGATGATTACGATGGCGCGTTGTCGGTGAAGACACACGATATGCCAGCGACACTGGATGCCAAGCGGCAACTCATTAGCGACATCGGTGTCGTAAAATGTGCATGGGTTGAAAGGCCATTCTTCCCGCGCATGATCGGCATCAAGAACGCTGTGACCATCGCCAAGGCATACGGCGAACTAAAGGCTTGCCTGTTTTTTGCGGGCATCCCGACCTTCGAAGTCGATCCGTCAACATGGAAGAAATCCATGTTT